ATAGATACAAACTACAAGCTGTGGCACGATACCAACAGCGAGTTTTACCACGATTTCATGCACTACTTTAATCGTGTGTCAGGTTTTAACGATGAATACTTTGCTAGAAAAAACATACCATTCGATAACGGACATGTTAATGTTAGCAGCTTCACCGTTAACTACGAAGAATACGACGGCTTTGAGGATAGAGGAGAGCTTAGTTTCCCTAACCTGCCACCCAATCAATGGTACATGGTTGACCTGTTCCCCGGATTTAATTTTAATCTTCGTGGTAGTGCTTATAGAAGCGACAGCGTTACACCTCTTGGGCCAAACAAGGTTCTTATTGAGTTTCGTGGCTATGGTCTTAAAAAGGATACCCCAAAGGAACGGGCGACTCGTATCAAGCATCACAACTCTATTTGGGGTCCATTCGGGCGTAACCTGCACGAAGACCTTATTGGCGTAGCGGGTCAAGGAACAACAATGCGTGAGGGAACTGAACCTCGTAACATCCTGCACGGACGACACGAGAACGGCACTATCCACGATGAAGTTGGTATGCGCCACTACTATGCAGAGTGGAGCAAATGGATGGGCTTAGACGCGAGTAACTCTTGGCAGTTAGCGGCGTAGTCATGTTCTGTGTCATTGTAGCTAATCCGATTGAGGTGAGAGCTACTGTACACTCTACTCACAAATGGTTTTCTCAATGTCACGTAGCTATAACTGAGCATGGGTTCGACAATCCTGATGCAAATTGTTTCTGTGTTGAAATGGATAAAGAGAATGACTGATACAGAAAAGCCCGTAGCCGTTAAAATTACTGAAAACAGTTTTGAACTAATACTGAGAATACTGGGTAACGAGTTTATTGCTATCCGTGTAGGTTCAACCAACTTTAGCGGCAAATTGATAGCAGGTAGTATACTATTATTGTTCTTTACCTTCATGCTGCTAGAGGTGTTTGGTTTATCTAGGATACTGGGTATAGAATGATAGAGTTTGTTTTGTTCGTATACATGAACTCTCAGTTAATAAACAAAACTCAAGTGTTTGAAGACATGGACAGGTGTCTTTATTTTGCTCACAGATTATCTAGTCAACGCCCTGTTCCATTACCAGAAGGGGGTAGGTCCAGAATAACCGCGATTTGCAAACCACAACCAAAACGAAAGTAAACCAATGATTGCAGAAACACTTGCAGGTATAGCACTTGTAAAAAGTGCCGTAGACGGTATTAAATCTGCGATAGGAACCGCCAACGATATTGGGGATATAGCAGGTTATATAGACAACCTGTTCGAGGGCGAAAAACAGGTACAGCAAAACCGTAACAAAAAGGCGGGTAGCGCAGGTTTAGGTGACCAGTTTGGTGTGGACACTGTTGCACGGGAGGTCATTGACGCTCGTATCGCTGCAGAGAAGCTCCAAGAAGTGGCTACAATGGTGGACATGAGGTTTGGTCCGGGAACTTGGAAAGGCATCGTAGCTGAAAGAGCGAAGCGTATTCAGGCTGCAAAGGAAGCTGCAGCCGCCGCAAGAAGAGCCGAAATCCTACGACAAGAAGAAATAATAGAGAACATCAAGGTAGGAGCTATAGTGACTGCAGTGATTGCGATGGCATTTGGTTTGCTTATTATGATGATGATTTCTACTGCGTCTGGTCTTATTAATTAAATTTCTTGACTAAACTTCAAAATTAATATATAATACTTTTGAAGGGAATACTATGAAACAACTGGCAATAGACGCATTGCGTCACAGATATGAGGCACAGAAAAAAAGTGCAAAATATACTCTCACAAATTACCTCGAAAATCCAGCAGCTATTGGAGAACATCCTAACCTTCTTGAAGAAATGGACAAAGCTATTGGAAGCTGGGAAGAAGCGAATAGTAAGCTTGAAGCATTGGATGAAATTGAAGATAATAGGTATCCGTCCTTGTTTGACTAAATACCTCGCATGGGGTTTGCTGTATTGCGGCAGGCCCTTTACTTGTATTGGCAATTGGTTTTGGAAACGCCATCGTGCAGTTTTAAATTGGAATAAAAAGTGATACGCCATCAACTTCTTAAACCAATGCACTTGAGAAGAACACAATTTCTCCCCGTATACAAGAAAGAAGATTTAAAGTTTATACGTACCCTATCTGGTGGGGTGAAACAGTATAAACTAAAACAAAAGAAGAGCAAACCGACCCATGACATTTCTTGAACTAATAAACGCTGTTCTACGTGAAGTCAACGAAGTCGAACTTACAACAATTGGTTCGAGCAGGGGTATACAAACTTCTGTAAAGGATTTTATAAACAAATCACAGCGGGATATCATAAACTCTGAAGTTCAATGGCCCTTTACTATTGTGTCTGCTTCTTTTACTACGACTGCAAGCACAGGGGAATATAGTCCCCCTGCTAACACAAAGACAATAGATTTTGATACCTTTACTGTTCAAGAATCTACAACCACTTCAGAGACAACCTTAAAGTATTTATCATTTAATGAATACATTGAGAGTTTGAATGAGGCTGACACTAACCCGACGGGGGATAGTGAGGCACTTCCTAGATTTGTATATCAAACCCCTGACGAAAAAATAGGTTTATCTCCGGTTCCAGATGTATCAACCTACACTGTTCGTTATTACTATTACGCAACTCATTCAGATATGGTAGCAGCAACTGATACGCCTACTATACCTGAAAGATTCCACGACGTTATTGTGAACCGCGCTCGTTATTACACTCACATGCTACGTTCTGATACTCAGTTTTCACAGCTTGCACTGAGAGATTACGAACAGGGTTTGAACCGTATGCGTGTCGAGCTTATTAACCGTAAGGATTATATGAGAGCCGTTTAATGCCAGATACTTCACTACAGAGTCCCTATGTTGTACGTCTAGGTGGTGGTCTGGTTCTTGATAAAGATACCTTTTCTCTACCTCAAGGGGCTGCAGTACAGTTAAAAAACTTTGAACCGGACATAAACGGTGGATACCGTCGCATAAGTGGGTTTTCTAAGTTTGACTCTGCACAAGTTGGCAGTTCGTCCAGTACAATTCTTGGTGTTCACATATATAAAAACCAAGTGATTGTTGCACAGGGAACATCTGTATTTAAGAGTTCGGGTAGCGGTTACACAAGTATTGACACAGGCCGCACCAGTGCCGGAAGATACAACTTTGTAAATTACAATTTCAACGGCACTGACAAGATGATTATGGTGGATGGTGCCAACCTCGCATCCATATTTGATAACTCATCTGTAAGCGATGTAAGTGCATCCGGAAGACCTGCAGACCCGAAGTTCGTCGAGATATTTAGAAGCCACGCTTTTTATGCTGGCATGTCTGCTACCCCTCAAGAACTTATATTTAGTGTACCCTTTGATGAAGATGACTTTACAGGTGGTTCGGGTGCGGGGTCTATAAAAGTAGACGGTGTTATCGTAGGTATAAAAGTCTTCCGTGAAAACCTGTTTGTTTTTTGTGAAGATTCAATCTTTAAGGTAACAGGTTCAAGCCTTTCAGATTTTGCCGTTGTTCCTGTAACCAGAAAGATTGGTTGCGTGGATGGCTTTAGTATTCAGGAGATATCAGGTGACATTGTTTACCTTGCTCCCGACGGTTTGCGAACCATTGCTGGTACTGAAAGAATTGGTGACGTTGAACTTGGAACCATATCCAAACAAATTCAGCCCCGCCTAGATAATGTTACAACTGACCGTATATCATCTCTTGTAATCCGAAAGAAGAGTCAATACAGATTATTTTTTCCGGGGGATTCTCAAGCTGTAGGTTCTGCTTCAGGAATTATAGGCGTTATAAAGTCCGGTGTAGAGGGCGGTGTTGGATGGGAATACGCTGACATAATAGGAATGAAACCTGCTTGTTGTGCTTCAGGGTTTATTAGCGGGACTGAAACCATAATTCACGGCGGGTACGACGGGTACGTATACAAACAGGAAGATACATCGAAGTTTGACGGAACAAACATATCTGCTTTGTATGAGTCTCCGGCTTACACGATGGGGGATGTTGGCATCAGAAAAATGATGCAAAGAATTATCTGGAACTACAATAACGAAGGCCCAGTTGATTCAGACTTTCGGATTAGATACGATTTCGGTTCCACTAGCATACCCCAACCTAACCCTTACCCATTAACTATTGGTGGCTCTTCAGCCATCTACGGAACTAACGCATACGGAACAGCGGTGTACGGCTCATCAGGGGAGCCGATTGTTCGACAAAGTATTGAGGGTAGCGGATTTACCGTGTCTGTTCGTTTAGATGATGCAGATGGTGCCGACCCAATTTCAATTAAAGGATATCAACTGGAATTTACTCCGGGTGGAAGGAGATAAAACATGGCAGGTTACACCCGTCAATCAACATTCTCAGATGGTGATGTTATCACCGCTGCACACAGTAACGATGAATTTAACCAAGTACTTGCGGCGTTTGTAAACACATCTGGTCACAAACACGACGGCACGGCAGCAGAAGGTCCAGTCATTGGTTTGATTGGAGACCCCGGTGTTGCCACGCCTCTAAACAAAGTTGTTGTTGACAATACAAACAATCGTGTTGGAGTTTTTGTAGATGCAGGGGGTGCTGGTTCTGCCGTAGAACAGGTTCGTTTCCAAGACGGAGCAATTGTTCCTGTAACGGACAACGATGTTGACTTAGGGGCATCAGGCACAGAGTTCAAGGATTTGTACATA